CGCCATTTCCAATTAAGGATAGGCGAAGCAATTCTTCCGTTGTATATGACATAGCTGATGCGCTTCTTCTTGGCGCGTTTAGCGTATTTACGAATCTGCTCTACAAGGTCTGCCGTCTCGTCACTTTCAACACCGAGGGTTGATGTTATATCTAATGCGCGAACCCAGCCATTAGCGTCCGGATTGTGATCCGATTTCCTAGCCGAATGCCGCGAATCACCCAAAGTCCCATCCGATTTTCTAGATCTCTCTGGGTAGCAGTCATCCACTTGCTCGCGCAATTGAGCAGCTGCTTTAGATAGTTTCCAGCTCACTTCTACGAGATTGTGCCGTTTTCCTCTGCATCTGGGTTTTCTAGCCAGCGCAGGTAGGCCTGATAATGAGCGTTTTCCTCAACAGGTGGTATTAACCTAATAAAACCATCCTCATAAGTAGCGCGGATACAAAAACCGCCCATCTCGTTTTCTACTTTTTCATATATTGGTTTCATTTTATAACTCCGCACTAAAGGCTATATAAGCCGAAGCGTTAGCCAACCTTAGCCATCCAGACTGGCCCGCCGTTACTGCAATTCCAGAAGTGATGTCAATTCTAGAACTATAAACTGAAGCATCAGTTATGCCCGCTATGGAATCAAATGAATCTGAAGTGTTATTAGATAAAACGCTAAAGTAATTTGTTCCGCTGCCTTGTTCTAAAACTGGAATACTTCTCATAGCGGTTTGAAATTGAATAATTCCATAAGCACTTGTGGCGGTAAACATTGATAAATTGCACAAAACCATTGGAGATTGCGGGCTGCGCCAGTAATACCTCTGGCAAGCGGCTAACTCGCCTTGAAGTGTGCCAGTTGCGGTTTGGAATGCGGTGGCTACGTTGCCAGTTTCTACCTGAACTCCCCAAATGTCGAAGGTGTTTGATTGTATTCCTAGAGTTTGAGTTCTAGCATCAAAATTAGAACCAGCCGAAACCCAGATTGCTAGTTGCAGATTAGAACTTGTGCCAATCGTTTTGCCCGATATGCTAGGCAAAGTTCCTGTGTAAGTGTATCTAGTCCAGGAAGTGCTAATTGTTTGCTTGGTTGAGATAGTTCCAGTAACAGCCGAACTGCCACCGCTTCCAAAATCCTGAATCAATTCAACCGCTATGGCAGGAGTTCCTGAACCAGAACGCGCCCAAAATGAAACTGTAACTGTGCGACCTGCAAAAGTTCTAACATCCTCAATAGCCTGTCTTAAAACTGACTGAGCATTGGTAGCAGTTTGACCTGAAGAAACTAACCTAGCATAGTTAATTGCCTCATATCCTGAAACAGGTGCAGCGCCAGCAGTAAAAGTTTGTGCTGAATATGTGGTCGTTCCATCAGTTGTTGTTAGATAAAATCTGTCAAATCCATAACTTCCATTGGCGGTTGCGCTTGTGAAAGAACGCTGATTAATTCTAAAATCTCCGTTAATGATGGCGTTCTTTGCAGCCGAATAATTACCCTGCCAACGTAGGCCAGTACTAGCGGCAGAATCCGCGACAAGAGTGTCACCATTTGAGCCGACTGCTAAGCGAGCAGGTGTGTTATCTGCCGAGGCAGCTATTAAATCGCCTTTAGCATCAACGATAGAATTCTGAATCGCATCGGCGTCATCGGTAGTTACCCAAGTAAAATCCATATCGGTATTGGATGTTTTACTCAATACCTGTCCAGTTGTTCCGCCTTTTAGATCAACAAGGGAAGTATCAATTGCACTGCCCAGTGTTCGGATGGCTAATGCGCCATCCTTGACTAAGTCGGTATCGTCTGGGGTGCTCCAGCCGAAGTTGGTTGTTGTTGCCATTAGCTAATGACTCCTATCGCGTCTTGCCATTCTAAGGTATTAAGCACACTATTCCAGCTTTCCGCCGCATTGACTTGATTCCATCTTTGGGCCACTGCTGAAAACTCTGTTGGTGAAGCATTGAAGGTCAGGCTAAGCCCTGCTACTGACGCCCTAAATGTCCAGCCCTCGACGTATCCGGTGAATTCCCCGCCTAGCATTTGAGGCGGTAGGTTGGTAATCCGCACTGGCATACCCATAAAGATATTTAGCAGGGCATCGCGGTCGGTATCGTCTAGCTCTGGGTTTTGGATTGGAAAGGTTATTGACTGGAATTGGTAGCGAGGATAGGCCCGAAGCTGAATCAGTCTGTCTCCCATATCCGCAATATCAGCTGCATCTTTTACGTAGCTGCTGAACTGCTCAGCGTAAAGGCCATAAGTCGCTTGGGAATCGGTGTCTTCGGCTACGTATTGAGAGTTAAAGTTATTGCCGTAATCGATAACAATTTTGTTGGCTAAATCGCCCTGTCTCTGGACTATCCCTACACCAGCACCCAAAGCCTGACCAGCATCCAAATCAACATATCCATTGGCTACCAAGTAATCTTGGCGATGGCTCGCATCGGCATAACCGATTAGTCCATTGGCATCCTCGTAGAGATAGCCAAGAGCTGATGAGGCGATTTGGTTGGCTATAACTGAAATCACTTGATCCGTAATCTGGCGGCTATTCATTGTGTATTCACCAGCGTCAATATCGCCAAGACCAATGTTGGAAGCCTCGGCCCAAGTCTCTGTGGCGTTATAGGTAGCCCAAGTCTCAGCTGGTGGAAGCTCATTCCAGTTGTTGAGCAATAAGTCATCTAACAAATCAAGGATCTGTGCGCCGTCTAACCCTTCGGCTAGATTGCCGTCAAAGGTAGCTCTTTGCAGTCTAATTAACGCGCCGACTGCGGTTATGTTTAGGTTTGTCACTGTGGCAACGCCACCGGAGCTGGTGACCACTTGGCGAATGTCTGAAATGCGGCCGCCAAAGATTGGGACATAATTACCGCTTGAGTCTTTAACTTCGATGGTTATGGCCGTATTGACCGCAAAAGAATAAACTGTGTTATCGGTATTTATCAGCTGAAGCGAGCAATAGCCGGCAGGAGTTGGTGAGTTAATATCTTGACGGCCAGAGGTGATTGTTAGGTTGGCCAGAGTTACAGATGTGACTTCGTTTCCATTGGCTTTAATTCGCCACTCAGGAGTCCAAGCCGTCATAGGATTTGAGCCGTATCTCTAAGACCGCCGCCGCCACCAGTGCCGCGGTTAGTTGAGTTGTTTAGAGCTAAGACCACTGCGCGGGTAAAGCCTTCTTCATCAATTGCGCTTGGCGCATTGACATTGATTGTCACTGAAGTCTGACCAGCGTTCTCAGCTTGTCTGAAAGAGCCAACGTCAAAGGTTGCAGGAATAGCCTCACCGCTTGGAGTTAGTAACTTCGGGACTGTAACTGTTGGAGTTGAAGTTTTAGTAGATCCAGTAGCAGAAGGACTTGAAGTAACCGATGGCACTGGCAAGGTTGGAGCGCTTGGCAATTTAGGTAACGTAGTGCTTGAGCTTTTAGTAGTGCTACCAGTTGAACTAGGCACTGGAATAGTTGGAATGTTAGGCAATAGCGGGATTTTGTTATAAGCGCTGATAATTGCGTTAATGGCTGAGATAGCAGTTGATACGGCAGACTGGATGCCCTTAACTACGGCTGAAATTATGTCGAGGATACCGCCAGCAACAGAGCCAATAAACTTAAGAGCTGCGCCTAGATTGTTGGTCAGAATTGGCAGAATGAAATCTTTAATAAAGTTATAGAGAATAGTTAGTGATTCTTTGTTGCGATTAAATGCCGCGATAACTGGGTCGATAGCGGTGGTCTTGAAATTCTGGAAAGCAGGGATAGCGGTGTCGGTAATGAATTTAAGAAGGCGTTCAACAATAGGCAATAGGGCGGTTCCGACAGTCTCTTTAGTTTCATCAAATGCCACTTGAAGTCTCTGAATACGTCCTTCAAAAGTATTAGCTTGTGCAGCAGCGGCTCCACCAAAGGTCTCGCTTAATTGCTTTATTGAGCCTTCTAAGCCAAGTGTTTTTATCTCGGTAGCAGATAGACCAATACCTAAACGAGTAAGAGCGCCGTTGTTGCCTTCGTAGGCTTTACCTAAAGCATTGGAGACCGCTTCTACGTCTTTGCCAGTTGCAGCAGAGACATCTAAAGCAATTGAGAGTAATTCTTGAGAGCGTTCGACTGATCCGGTAGCCACTGCCAATCTTTGAAGTGCTGGACGCAATTTGTCATCTGCAACACCAGTAGCCAGAGAGGTCTTGAGTATTTGCTCCTCTACCGCTTTGACTTGGGCATCGGTGGCTTTAGTAACGTTTTGCAGGGCTACTTGGAGACGCTTTTGGGCTGCTTCATCTTCAATAGCAGCTTTAACACCTTCAATGGCTAACTTGCCAGCATAAGCCGCAGCAGCGGCAGCAGCCGCAACAAAGGCCGCTTTGGCAGCGGCACTAAACTTCTCTAACTTACCGCCAAATCCTTCGACTTCCTTCTCGCCTTTATTAAGCTCTTTGCGAAGGTTATCGACATCGGCAAGGATGGATAGCTTTAGCGTTCTACTTCCGGCCATTACTTATCCCACTCCTTAAGAATTCTTGAGAATGCTTCTTCCCATTGTTTAACTAATTGAGGCTGAATTTTGCGAAGTGTTGGGTAGATGAAATAGCCAGCATTTCCTCGGCCTTTGGTTGGGGTTCGTCTAGGGAATTGACGATAACGATTAGATCCGAACTCGTAACCTGCCCAGAGGTCTTTAGTTGATCCGCCACCAGAAAAACGCTGACTCGCGAAGCCGTAAGAGAACTCACCAATCTTCGAGGACTTGGAAACTTTAACGCCAGTTGTGATGCGATTGACAACGGCTTGTCCAAAGGTTCTGGTGATTCCGTAGGCTTTGACTTGGTTTGCTGCGTATTGAGCCAGCGCGCCGCTCTCGCGTTTAGCCGCATCAATAGCTTCATCATCCATCGCTTTAAAGGCGGTAATGATTGAGCGAAGTTCGCGCCTGTCATAGGATATTGGCTCATCTACCACCCTTGCGCTCCTTCAGTATCTCAATTGCCGTTAAGACTTGGTCGATGTCAGTCCATTCGCTCATCGGTATTCCGGTTGCTATCGCTACCTCA